TTCATTTTTAAATTTCATTATACTAATTCCTTTCCATAAATTTTTTCAAAGTTTTCAAAAACCACTTCGGGTTCTACCATAACATTTCTAGGATCTCTAGGTTCATACTTATCATTATCCCACTCATCCCATTTATTCCACCATTTATTAATATTTTTATTTTGTTTATACCCTAACTGAATCCATCTTGTTCCACCCCAAATTACTACGCCCTTTCTTCCTGCACTTCTTGCAAAATGATTTAAACAAGAATCAACAGAAATAAATCCCTTACAGTTTGAGAGCTTTAACATCTCGTGCCATTGTGCAAACGGCATCAACTCTGGTCTGATTGTCTGTTCATAATTTGGTTCGTTTGGAAGAGAAAAATTTATAATTTTTAAATCCTCATATTTTTCTTTAATAAGATTAATTACTTTTTGTACTAAAAATGGATGATAATTTCTTGTAGGATCATTACTCATGTAGTTACTGTTTGAATTATATACTACTGGTGATTGTCCACCAGAGAATTGAATCACTATAAAATCATTATCTCCTGCAACTTTTTTTGCAGGATTTTCGTAGTGATCTGTAAACATTTTTGGACGCATATTTTCTTCATATCTTACTCCAAAAAGTTTACAGTATGATTGAATGATATGTAACTCACCCTTGAGGTAATTTGACTTATAAGGTTCACAATGACAAATATTCTGTGAATTTAATATTCTTTTATCTGAAGTACGGATTGTGTTTGCATCTAATGCTAATTTGACATTAGTATTTCCACCAAAAATGTCAACATAAGGAGAGTGTATTTGAATTTTTCCCTTGTCTTTTTTCGCAAGTGCATCTATAATTGCTGTAAAAGCAACTTGTTTACCAATACCACCTTCTATCATGTATGTGTTCATTTCAACTTTCAATTAATAATTATCTAATAATATATAGTCATTCAAAATTAATAAACTTTTGTTGTTTTATTTTTATACCAAGTGGCCACTACATATCTTTCATGAGTTTGAACATCATTTACCCCATGTTCATAATATTGACCATCAAAAAATAATGCTCTTCCTATTTTTGGTGTTATTTTTACACCATCAGTAAAGTATGTCTCTCCACCACCAAAATTATTATTTAAATAAACAACAGAGGTAAGTGTAGTATGATTATACGCTATGTCGTAATGTGGATCTTGTTTAGATCCTACTGGCCACTTAACAATTTGAACAGTTTCTGCTATAGAATTATTAATATATGTGCTTTTTTCATTGAGTTTACTTTGTAATAGTTTAAACTCTTTAGACTTACGAGCCATTGCAAAAGCAATCATCCACTCTTTTGAATTTTTACCACCAAACTCTACTGACTGATCTTTATTTTTTTTGTAAAAATTTATCAAATGGTTACATATATCAACATCTAAAAAATTATCATGTATTTGAATCATCATCAATAAACTTTTATTGTTTTATTTTTATACCAAGCAGCCACTACATATCTTTCATTTTTACTAACATCATTTACTCCATGTTCATAATATTGACCATCAAATATTATTAATCTTCCTTGTTTTGGTGTAAATGTTATACCATCTGTAAAATATGTTTCACCGCCAATAAAATTATTATTTAAATAAATGATGGAAGCAAGAGTAGTATGTTCTTGTGCAGTATCATAATGTGGATTCTGTTTAGATCCTACTGGCCACCTGACAATTTGAACATATTCCACTATAGAATTATTAACATACATTCCCTTTTCATTTAATTTATCTTGTAAAAATTTAAATTCTGTTGTATCTTGCGGTAATTCAAGAGGCCATCTTGGAAAAAAACCTTCATGACCAAATGCAAATGATAAGTTTTTATTATTTTTATAAAAATCTATCAAGTGATTGCACATATCAACAGTTAAAAACTTATCATGTGCTTGGATTATCATTTTTTATTTAATATTGCTTAACAGGATTTAGAAGATAGAATTCTTTATTCTTACCATCATCATATGCGTACTTTGATCTTTTATCATATGAAATAACCCAATGATTAAATACTTGTATCACCTCATCAGAAGATGGTTCTAATCTTCCATGTGGTATCTCACATCCTTTGTATATTACGCCATTACCTATTTTTGTAGTGACAATATCATCACCCATATGAATACTCCATTCTGGGCCAGATATAGTATATGTCAAACTTATTTCACAAGCATCTCTATCTTTATGAGTTGATAAAGTACTACCTTTAAAATATTTTCTAACGTAACAATAAGTGGGAATTAATTTTAAATTAATTTCTTTTTCAACGATAGGAGTTGTATAATCTCTATGAACAATAGCTGCCAAAGATTCCATACTTACGTCTACTGGATTTGGTGAAACGCTATTGTCCCCTCTTGGCAAAACTTGGTATAGTCTTACAAATTCTTCAAAACTTTTAACGATTAAATCTTCAAAACCAAAATTTAAATCTATTAATTTATATCCTTTTGTTTTAAACATATGGGGGGCCTAAAAACCATGTCACTAGTGAATATCTAATCCCCTTTGTTACAGGGGTAACTCTATGCTCTAAAAAAGAAGGAAAAACCATAATTGATCCTTCTTCTAATCTTGGAATTTTTTCTTTTAATCCTCTCATTTCAAAATCACCACCTTCATAATCAGAATTAAGTATTATACTCATCGAAAGTTTTCTAGTATTACCATCATCTTGTGATTCACTATGTGAACCCATTCCATCTATATGCCAATTATAAAAATCATCTTTAGAGTAGCGTGTTACTTGACACTCTTCAGCTGAACATATATTGTATTTCCACTTTGCTTGTTCATTTGCAGTAAATATATAGGGGGAAATTAAATCATAAACCCATTTTTCACTAGTCCATACAATATCACTTTTTCGGTCAGACTGAACTGATTTGTTATCTACTTTAGCGGGTATCCATTTTTTTTCACCTAAATTTATTATTTTCTGACAAATTTCATGAGATAGTTCTTTATTCCAACAAAAATATTTGTTACTCATTTCTCCATTATATTCATTCCAAAGCTGCAACCCTTGTCGTAAGAGCAGCAAGTTGAGCATCCAATTCTTTTACAGACTTGATGAGTGGCATGATTATTTTTTGGTACGACATATTATATGTTCTATTTTCTGATCCCTGTACAATAACTCCTTCATCATCACCACTTCCTGTTTTAGAAGTATGTGCTTGTTCAGCTGTTAATGCTTCCTGAGCAAGTAACCCAATTTCCCACCGATCTTTTTTCTTAGTACCATCTGGCTCAAAGTTTTTATATGCTGTTATTTCTGCATCAGTTTTTGGAACTTTTGTAAAAAAGGGCTCATAATCACCTCTTTTATCCCATTTATAGTAAACTGGTCTTAGTGCTTTAATGTAACCCAATCCAAGATCTAAATCTTCAACATCTGTTTTATCTCTACAATCAGAGGGATTACCAAGAGAAGCTGAAACATTAAATCCTGTAACTTGATGATTACCTAAAGATATATTATCAGCACGATTACCACTTATTTCTGGATTATTACCAGCATTTTGACCAATCATCGTATTATTAGTACCAGCATCAAGTCCACCTCCCGATTCTTGACCGATTATTACATTATTTTCACCAGTAGTTATAAAACTTCCAGCTATTCTACCAATCGTTATATTAGAAGCTGCTGATGATATTCTATGTCCGGGCTCCGATCCAATCGCAACATTATTAGTACCACAAGTTATTCCATCACCTGCACACTTACCTATCAAGACATTATCATCACCACAAGTTATGTTTACACCAGCGTTTCTTCCTATTGCAACATTGTCACAAGCACCATCGGTGTGACAATCGGTTGAGCCCATTGCTTTTGTACCAATCGCAATGTTGTGTGCACCATCAGTAGTATTTCTTGCAGCTTCGTGACCTATTGCAATAGCTCCTACACCAGCAACAACACAATCACCTAAGGCATGAGCTCCAATTGCAATAACACACTTAGTTGTAGTTAATTTATCAGCAGCTAAATGGCCTATTATAGTACTAAAACAACTAGAAGTCATTTCACATGCAGCACAATCTCCTAGTATAACATTATACACACCAGTTAAAGCAGCATTTCCTCCAGCCACTGGCCCAATGATAACATTCCTACAACCAGAAGTAAGAGCACCTGCTGCATTGTCTCCTATTATAACATTTCGTTCTCCTGTAGTCAACGCATCTCCTGCAGAAAGACCAATTCCAACATTATTACAACCAGTAGTATCTCCTGCACCCAATGCAGCATTACCAATTGCAACATTCTGACAACCAGTAGTTGAAGCTCCAAGTGCATTTGTTCCAATCGCTATGTTACATATTCCAGTAGTCAATGCATCCATTGAAGTAGTACCTATTGCAATGTTGTCTTTACCAGAAACATCAGCACCACCCATTGCAGTCTTACCTATAGCAATATTTTGATCTCCATCATCAGCGGAGGCAGCGAGTGCAGATTGCCCTATTGCGATATTATCACAATTATCAGTTAGGGCAGTTCCTGCTAATTTACCTATCGCTATATTATCTAATCCAGTTGTCAAAGCTTTTAATGTATCTACACCAATAGGAGTATTACTAGACTTATTAAATCTTTGATCTCTATCTCTAAGATATGCCATTTATATTTTCCTTCTATTATGCGTCATCTATAACTTCATATGAAATGAAAATGTCTGCTGTAGCTGGATTCGCACCACCTTCTAACACATCTCCCTCCATTAAATAAATTGGTTTATCGAGTACAACCAAAACATCATCTGCTGGAAGATCAACAGTTGAAGCAAGAAATATTGTTGCAGCATTGTCTTCTCCCGAACCTATACCATCAGAGGTAAAGTTGGCTTTAACTATAGCAACAGTAACCACTACAGGGGTTGAAGCATGATCATTTGCTACTTGAATATAATTTATTTTTACAAGTTTATCGGCGGCAACAGTCATTATATCTGTAGTAGTTGTGGTGGTTAAAGCTTCACCTATGCTCTCTCCTTTAATGCTTGTAACTGATACTATATTTGGATTTGCCATTGGTTTTTTTCCTTAAAATTTTCTATTCATATATGTATTTATAACACCACTTAAAAAATAATTTCCCATTTTAACGTATTTATAACATTTAGCCAAGTCCACCAAAAACTATAGACATGGCTATTGATCTACCTGTAGTTCCATTTATGACAAATGAATTTGCTGTAACGAGTGAACCCCCCAATTTTAATCCATTTGATCCATCATGACTTGCAATATCAAAATCATTAGTACCATCTGCAATAGTTGTAGTTGGAGTGTTAATAGTTAATGATGTTCCCGAATTAAGTGCTAAAACTCCATCACTAGTTGCAGAAATATTTTCTCCACCTCCAACATCATGAAATGAAAGTTTGGTTGTTGTTAGTAAAGCTACTTCACCACCAGTAAATCTTGCTGCAATATTAGTATCTGCTGAACCTACAGTAACATCAAGTCCTATTGCGGTATGTGTTCCAGAGGTAGCACCGACTACATCAATATCTAATCCAGTTGTGGTAGTTACTCCAAGACCCGCAGCGGTTACGTCTAAATCAATTCCAATATCTGTGAAAGCTGCTGTTCCAGAGCCTGGAACTGTTCTATCAAAATCAACGTGTAATCCAGTAACAGTAGCAGCAGAGACATCAGTATAGTTCTTATCTATTTGCATACCAGTAATACCACCATCTGATTGAATTTTCAAAGCGGTGGCAGCAAGAGCAGCTGCATTATCTTGTACAATTTGTACTGAAGCCCTTGCACTTGTGTCTGCTGAATTATCATCAAAAACCGCAGCTGAGTTAGTTGTCAATGCATCTGCATCAATCCTCATTACAGCTGTTGTAGTTTGTTCTCCATCAATAGTGAGTGCTGCTTGGTCTGCATCGTCTGCATCTATTGCCAAAGCAGTCATTCCAAGATCTGATTTTGCGTGTAACTTTACGGATTCAAAAAATCCATTAGACCAATATTGTCCAGTATTACCAATATCAAAAGAACCATTAGTGTTTGGTATTAAACTTGAATTTATATCTGCATTAAGAACTATATTATCTGTGGCTGCATCACCAAGAGTTATACTTCCATCTGCAGAGATAGTTCCATTTGCGTGAATGTTACCATGTACATTAAGGTTTTCACCAACTACTACACTTTTAGAAATTCCAACTCCACCAGTTGTTATTATTGAACCTGTAGTATTACTGGTAGAATTAGTTGTATTTGTTAATTTAATGAAGTTAGAAGAACCATCAGTCTGTGTCATGACCAAAAGTTCATTATTTTTTACTCGCCATTGATCAAAGGTATCTGATAATGCTACGTTGGCTGACATTTGTTATGTTCCCTTATTGTTAAATAACTTTTGAAGAAAAATCCTCTTACAATATTTAGTTCTTCTACTTTATTTATGATTTACCTTATTAAGCAAAAACAATAGCCATAGCGATTGCTTTTCCTGTAGTTGCTGCATCAGTTGCAGAATTTATTTGTGATGCAGTAACAGTAACGAGTGTTCCACCTAACTTTAATCCGTTTGTTCCATCATGACTTGCAATATTTACATCAATCGCACCATCTGCAAAAGTAACTTGGCCCGTACTGTCAATTCGTAATTTTTCTGTTGCAGCTCCAGAATCACCAGTTAAAAAAACTAAATCGGTTGAATTGACTGTTCCAGAAAATGTTGCATCAGCTTCAGCTAGTATTGTAGCACCAACCACTATGGCATCTCCCGAACCTGCTTCTAGTGGTGCTTGAAAGTCAATCCGACCTATTACATCACCATCATTTATATCTGTAAGTGCAGTTGTTAACAGTAATTTACCAGTACTTGTGGTTGCGTCTGCCGCAGCTCCGCGTATTTCAAGAGTATCTTCTGATTGGTCATACAACATAAATGCACCAGATGAAGCACCAAAAAACTTAACATCGTGACCAGTATCATCTACACCTACTGTTACTGTACCATCAATCTGTACTGCTCCATCTATATCAACAGCATCAAGATTAGAAGTTCCATCTACATCTAAATCAGTACCGACAAAAAGTTTTTTGGCTATTCCAGCACCACCATCCGTATGAAATGATCCTGTAGTAGTTGAACTAGAATCATCCGTATTATCTATACTTAAATTTGATACTCCAGCTAACACTAAATCATCTTCTGATTGATCCCATAACATAAAAGCAGATGCTGTAGCTCCAAAGAACTTAACATCATATCCTGTATCATTTTCACCAACTGTTACTGTATTGTTAATTTGTGTTGCACCATCAACATTGAGTGATGTAGCTGCATTTATATCAACAGTAGGAGCCGTGATATCAAGAGTAGTTCCAGCATTAATTTCTAAATGACCATCAGAAGTAGCAATAATATTTTCACCACCAGCAGCATCGTGAAAGGATAATTTAGAATCACCAACTAAAGCTAATTCATCAGCTGATTGATCCCATAGTAAATGTTGTCCAGATGTTGCACCAAAAAACTTTACATCATATCCTGTGCCATTAACACCGACTGTTAATGTATTATCAATCTGTACTGCTCCATCAATATCAACCGCATCAAGATTGGTTGTTCCATCTATATCTGTGTCACCAAAAATAGTTAAGTTTCCACCAACAACCGCACTTTGAGCTATACCAATACCACCTGCAGATACGATAGATCCTGTAGTATTACTGGTAGAATTAGTTGTATTATTTAACTTAATAAAGTTAGAAGAGCCAGCAGCCTGTGTCATAGACAGCCACTCATTACTCTTCACTCTCCATTGGTCAAAGGTATCTGTTATTTCTACGTTGGCTGACATTTATTAATCCCTATTGTTAACTAATCTTAAATTAATTCTTACTTATATATTTATGATTCAATCTTGTGCAAAAACTAAACTCAAGGCTATACACTTACCCAAAGTTGCTTGATTTGGAATATTGTTCAAAGCTTCAGCAGTGGCACTAACAAGTGTTCCAGCTAATTTTAATCCGTTTGTTCCATCATGACTTGCAATGTCTACATCAACTGCACCATCTACAAAAGTACATATACCAGTACTATCAATTCTAAACTTTTCTGACGCTGCAGCTGAGTCTCCTGTAGCAAACACTAAATCAGTTGAATTAACTGTTCCAGAAAATGTTGCATCAGCCTCAGCAAATATTGAAGCACCAACTAATATAGAATCTCCCGAACCTGCTTCTAATGGAGCCTTAAAACCAATACTACCTATCACATCACCATCATTTATATTTGTAAGTGCAGTTGATAATAATAATTTACCAGTACTTGTAGTTGCATCAGCTGATGCACCACGAATCTCAAGAGTATCTTCTGATTCATCATACAACATAAATGCACCAGAAGAGGCGCCAAAGAACTTAACATCATATCCAGTATCATCCTCTCCTACTGTTACTGTGGCATCAATTTGTACATTATCATCTATGTCAACAGCATCTAAATTTGTTGTACCATCCACATCTAAATTAGTACCAACATAGAGTTTTTTAGCTATACCTACACCACCATCTGTATGAAATGAACCTGTAGTTGTATTACTTGAATCTACTGTAGAATCTATACTTATACCTGCAGCACCAGATAGTATTAAATCATCTTCTGATGCATCCCATAGTAGAAAAGCAGATGCTGTAGCACCAAAGAACTTAACATCATATCCAGTATCATCTACACCGACTGTTACTGTATTATTAATCTGTGTTGGGCCGTCAACATTGACTGCTGTAGCTGCATTAACATCAACAGTAGCAGCTGTAATGTCTAAAGTTGTTCCAGCATTAATTTCTAAATGACCATCTGAGGTAGCAACAATATTTTCGTCACCTGCAGCATCATGAAATGATAATTTTGTATCACCAGCTAAAACTAACTCATCTTCTGATTCATCCCACAACATATGCTGTCCTGTGGTATCACCAAAAAATTTAACATCATAACCAGTATCATCTACTCCTACTGTTACTGTGCCATCAATCTGTACTGCTCCGTCTATATCAACAGCGTCTAAATCTAGTGCACCTCCAAAATCTGAATCACCATGAACAGTTAAGTTTCCACCAATGGTCATGCTTGAAGCAATACCCATACCACCGGCTGTTCTTATTGCACCTGTGGTGTTACTGGTGGCATTAGTTGTATCATTGGTTTTGAGAGTATTAGAGGAGCCAGCGTCGTTTGTCATAGACAACCACTCGTTGGTTTTCATTCGCCATTGATCAAAGGTATCAGATATTAGAACATAAGATGAGAGATCAGTAGTCAATTCATACTCAGGCATTTTTTACAACTCCTTTTTATTAAGTACCTCTTGAAGAAGACCTTTTATCTCAAGCATTTCATCTTTTACACTAACTAATTCTTTTAGTTTAATTTCCATCTGTTGTAACTTTTCAGCTTGTTGTACTTCAAGTTTTCTTTTTTTACGATGATTCTCAAGAGCAACTCTATCTGTGTTTATGAGAGCTTTTGAGTGTAAATCTCTAACAAAACTTGAATTTTCTGTTTGAACTACTTTCATTTTTTAATCCAACGCTATTGTTCTCATGTCTCTAACTTTTGGAACTACTGTTGCATTATTGGAAGTCATTACAACTTTAACAGCGAAACTTTTGAATGTATCATAATTTACATTATTTGAAGTATATTTTACTTCTTCACCAGAAGTTTTATATACAAACTCCTTAATATCATCTTCATTACCAGAGTATGAAGAACTAGGTGTTTCTTGCGTCATAAGAACATAATCTTTAGCATCAAAATCCTGTGGATCAGTTTCACCCTTTACTTTATAATAAAGATGAACTTGTGTACCTAAAGGTTTGTAAGCATTTAATATAACTTTTAAATCAGATGCGTCAAAACCATCTTCCAAAGTTACGCGACGAGAAATGTATTTGGCATTAATATTACCACCACTTGCATTATCTTCACCAACTATATTTGCTGTAGCATTTGTAGTTACATTAGAAGATAATGTAATTGTGGGAGTTGTCAAATATCCAGAACCAGTTTCAATTGGAACAACATTTGCAACAATACCAGTTACAACATTTACAGCCATAAAGGTATTTGATCCTACAGAAACTTGTGAATTTGTATGGTCACCATCTTGAGCTGTACTATCCGAAAATACAATAACACCATTTTGAAAGTGTCCTTCATTATTTGAACTTGTTTTGATTGTAATGGTTGCTACGTTTTTAGAAGAAGAGCTATCTACAAATGTTTGTTTTGTAATTATTCCATGAGCTGCATCACCAGCTTGTTCAGATTGTGAAACTTCCCCACCTGCAGTATTTGCAACAATTCTTACACCTTCACCAATTACGAACGCGCCAGGATTACTTGCATTGATTGTATAATCTGAGTTTGCAGAGATTAATGCATCAGCTCCCTCACCAGTATTACAAGATAGAGTAACTTCTACTTGAACATTGACTGTTGCAGTAGTTCCATCTGAGAGGTCTGGTGCTGAAACTGTTCCAGAATAAGCTGCAGCTGCAGTATTAGTGTAACCAGCACCAAGAGTGGTTATTATGATATCATTTGCAGAAATACCAGCATCATCCACATCATTATCAATTGTTATCACACTTAATCGGTCAAGGTCAATAATTGGTGATACATGACTATTCGATGTTGACATTGATGCATTGACCAAAAACATACCATTTGTATCTGAGGTCATCTGTCTATTTTTTGTAAGTAAAATATTTTGGTCTGGACTAAAGTTTGTAAAATCCACTGCCGTATTGGTAGTATCAAAAGATTTAAATTGATAATCTACATCAGTATTACTAAACTCTATAGTAGAGGTGGTTACTTTAAATGTCTGATAATTTACATTTGCAGTATTTCCAGTTGCACCATTTGCGTGTGAACTGAATACAGCATAGTTATTGACTCCACCAGTTCCAGTAAAATTACACCTAACCAAGTTAAACATCAAACTTCTTCCAACATCATCTGCCCAAGTTCCAGCATTTGAAGGCCCATAAAGTTTTCCTACAAATGGCTGATGTGTAATCATACGAGAAGTTCCAGCATTATTTTGTCCAACCAATGCAGACCAAAGAGTTGCTTGAGAACTATTACACAATACAGTTAATGCATATTCTCCTGTGGCCAAATATACTGGTGAATCAAATACAAAAGTTGTGGCAGTAGGAGTTGAAGTGTTAGCTGTGACACTATCTGGATTTAATGTTTTTTCCGAAAATGGAATAATTTGTGAAGCACTTGGAAGTCCATTTACAACTGGTCTTATCTGTATAGTAACAGGAAGATTAGAATCTTTTGCAGAAAAATATAAATTTACATGCTTAAGAAAAACTCCCATTGGAAAGTTATTTGGTTCAACAAAAAATGTTTGTGATAATGGATTAAGATAATTTGATACACCAGAATTTCTAGTAGAAGAATCTGTTACAATTTCTTCACTAGTTAAAGATTCTCTACGAGTTAAAATTTCTCTTGTTGACACTAACAAACTACCTCTAGTTTGTAAAAGACCTTTGGCTTTAAATAATTCTTCAGCAACAGTAGTGGTACTTGCAAGTTCATTGTTTGCTTGGTCTGTTATTCTGACAATTCTATCACCAGTTCTGAATATTCCAGCATCAACATCTATGTCACCAGCCACTGTTCCATTACCATCAGTTTGCATTTTAGAAGTTGCACCAAGTCCTCTTGAGTTTGCCACAATAGAACTAATAGTTCCATTTGCTCCAGAAGTTTGACCAGTAATTACATTTGCAGCAGCAAATCCTATAGAAGAGTTTGTAGCTCTATTATTTTGTGATGTTACTGGACTTGCTAAAGTTGCACTGGTATTTCCTGTAATATCAGTAATAAAAATAGTAGCATTATTACTGACTGTATTAGATGCAATTCTAACTATACCTTCATTATTTGCACTATCCTTAACTACTTCACCCTCTTGAAATGCTCCATTGGCGGTGGTAAAAACTAATTTTTTCGCAGGTTCTGTATTTGCACCTACATCAGTAGTTCCAATATACACATATACATTTGTAAAAGGTTTTAATCCTTTTGCTGCAAATGATACTCGTTGTGATCTAACAAAAGGAACTATACTCATGTCAACAACACGATTTCCGACTGACTTAACAATAGTTTCAACTGGATTATCTGATTGAACCCCAAATTTTGTTTTATTTTGTCCAATTGTTTTTGTACTTCGTGTACTAACAGTTGATGCACCACCATTTGATATTGCAGTTTGTGGTTCTGGATTAATCTGTTCTCCTGACCAATTTACAGACCAATCATTCCATTGAGAACCAAATCCTACTCTACCATCACTAGGACTTAAAGCCCAGTTATCATGATGTCCTTCCAAGTTTGTAACAACAGCTGGTCTAGTTGTGTCATCAAACCAAGTATCAGAAGGTGGATCAAGTTTTACATTACCAATATAATTTGTAATATTAAATGGATTGATAGCATAAGCTTGATAATATAATGATTGATCAATAAATGCAGTATTTGTAAAAGGTAAGGTGATAAGGTCACCAGTTTTTACAGTATTATTACTAGTTGTTGCATCGTATGTAAATCTATAATTATCATAGTAAAAAGGTGGTCTTAATTGTTTTTCTTTAAAGTGAACTGAGGCTTTATAATCATCTAAAGCAACATCACCTACTGAATGACCAGCAAATGGATCAACTAAAATACCATTTTTAAATCTTGAACCAGTAGTATTAAAAAGAGAATCTTTTTCTATTTCAGAAGTTATATCTCTAGCTGCAGTTTCTTTTTCAAGAATATTAAGAGATGTATAATATTCAAGTCTTTCAATTCTTCTTTCTAACTTACCAACATCTCTCATTGTAAAACGCTTATTATCAATATATCGTGTCTCAATATCTGCAAGAGAGAATGTATATGCGGGAATATTCAATGTGTAAAGTGTCATTGAATCTTCTGCATCTGGTGGAGCAATAGGATTAGTTGAACCAATTCCTTTGATAACTTCAAACTCTCTGTCTCTTGTGAGAGTAAGTTTATCTATCCTTGGAACATAGTAAGAATAATCCAAAACAGTTGTTGTGTCTGAGTCTGGAAGTAAAATGGAAGAGTTTGCTACAGCATCAGTATTGTTAGCGAGATGAAATGTGGTTGCAGTAGTTCCATCATGAGTGTCTTCTTGAACAAAGGGGCGAAAATCTAAAACATCTGTAAGTCTATATTCTTGACCAGTAGATGGACTTGTGTATTTTGGAATATCACCATAAGTAAATATTTTAGAGTTTGCATTAAATCTTGAATTATCACTATTTCTTCCATTAACATTTGCACCAACTTGCCCCATGTAAGAATTAACTGTAAAAAATCCAGAGCCAGAATGTGTAAATCTATCAAACACTATAGCAATTTTACCATCTGGTGGTCTTTTTCCTGGCCTTAGTTGAATTGATGCATGACCATAAAGATTATCAGTTTGACCTGTGTTTAAAGAATATGAAGATGTAATGTTATTCGCAGAAGCTATCATCATAGAATTCGATACATCAACCGATAAAGAACCTGAGTCAACAACTCTAATTAAATTAAATACATCAGTAACAGGAAGTTCAAGTGGAACTCCTGTAATTCTTGATGGTGTGTCTTCAAAATACTGTCCTTTTGGTGACCAAGTATGAAGATTGTTTGCACCAGAAGTATTTGAAAAATTATACGCAGTGTTAACAATACCAGCAACTATGGCTTTAGTTTTACCAGAACCAGTTAATGCATTTTTCTTTGCTGTGTACGCGACTGAAATTTTAATAGCTGAGGATGTATTACAATCAATAACTGCAGAGGTAGAAGCTACATTTATAGTTCTACTAATTCCATCGGTATTACTAAAACTAAGATATTGACCATCACTAACTGGAACATACCCAATAGAGTTAGCAGCATCACTTTGTTTATCAGTTACAACAACTATAAAATTTTCTTCAGCATTGGCTGCAGATATTGGTGTTCCAAGGTCAGTAAAAGTATCAGTTCCACTTAAAGAAAATGTTACCACACCACCCGAATCAGTTGTAAGTTCTTTTGAATCTTTGTATGTGTAAGTAATATTATTCGCGAGAGATAATGGTTTATCTGGAACTGGAAATAATAATGAGTTAAGTTGTGTATCTGATAGAACAGTATTTGCAATTGCAACATTACCTTCACGCGAAGTTTCATCAACTTCGGCGTCAGCAAATCTTACAGTAGTATTAGTTAAAGCAATTGAATCAATATCTTTTATTTGAAATGTAAGTTCAAAGGTTGAAGCTTCACCAGATGTTGCACCACCAGTTAAATTAGCAGAAAATACAGGACGCTCATCCATATCAGAATCTACTTGAACTATTGCTACATCTGCATTTGCTGTGTAACTAATTACAGTTCTAGTGTAAGTAGTGTTTGATACATCGGTAGATTGATCTTCTAATAAAATAACACCAGGCGAGTGATCATACAAACCATTTGTTACTGTGTCTTGATTATGTTCTAAAGCTATACCATAGATACCAGCAAAAGTACTATCTGTACCAACTATTTTATTTAAACTTGGAGTTGTAACTTTAATAGTTGCACCTTCATATAATCCAGATACTTGTGCAACTTTTGCAAAAGAAGTATTTGTTGATCCTCCACCAGTAAGATAGTTTGTAGATGAAGTGTTACCAAATTTATTAGTACCGATTGTTATTATATCTTTTCTTGTTTCAAATGTAGAAGATGTTGTATCACTTGAAAAAATTGGCATGAATCCACTTACTGCAGTGTTTGCACCAGAACCAGCATTTATTTCTCTTGGTGTGTCAGCGACAGTTCCAGTTTTAGCGTTTGCAGTTCTTATATCGTAAAGATAAACTGTATAATCTGATTGTGAATGTGTTACGTTTGAAGTATTACCAGATGCTGCTAAAAAGTCTATGTCTCTAACTCTTGCAGTACCAATTTTAGTTTGTGAATTTCTTGTGACAAAAGTTGTTCCATAAAGACTATCTGAAGTACCATCACCAGAGACATTTTGAGTCGCGACATTTCCTACATACAAATCTACTATTTGATGTCGTGCAATATCAAAATATCCATTTGCTTGTTTAATGTTTAATTTGTTTCCAAAGGCTGTGTTCAGAGAATAAGAATTAACTGTTAAAGTATCTCTTCCCTTATCAACAGTAAGATATTTTGTAGAGATACTTTCATATTCGTATCCTTTAACATAAGCTTTTCCTGGCTCAAACCCAGCAGAAAACTTACTCTCAAATTTTATTGTTTGACCAGAAGTGGATGTAACTAATGTTCCAGATCCACCAGAAAAGTTGTTTAGAGTGGCAACTGTAGAGTTTGTAACTGATGCAATAGTTGCAGTTTGAGCTGTATTTCCAGAAAGGAATACTACATCACCTGCTTCTAATTCTGTGTTAAAACTAGTTCCATCACCAGTAAGAGTGGATGTAGCACTTGAACCAGAGTTAGCAGTAGTTCCAGTAATACCTTGATGTGTTTTTAACTCTAAATTAAAAGGGGATACTGTGTAATCACCAGAAGTATCAAAAGTTCTTCGTGCAAGTGTTTTATCTAAATCTGAATAAATTGGATAGTTTGTTTCTTCAAGTTTTTCACCATCTTGAAGTTTTAATAGTTGATAAAAGTTTTCATCAGCTGAAGCCTCAACTGCATCTGTCGCAGTGTAAGTTTTTGCACTAAGACCTAAAGCAATTTTGTAACGATTAGCACCAGAGGCAGCATAGTTGTACGCACCTTGTGCTGGGTCTAATAAATTACCATCGACATCAGAAGTTACTATACTTTCTGTAACTTGAAATCCGACTCTAAAAGATGGAGTACTATTAAATTTTTCAAGAATAATAGACTCTGCTTCTTTGAAAACAAAAAAACCACCAACAAAAAATACACCAGATTGACAACTAACAACCGAGGCATTTGTTTGTGCACCAGTAGATATACCAGCAGCACCTGTAGAACTTACTGTGTTTGCTTGAGTTGTTGTACCTTCAACAGTAACAGTTTCACCATCTTGAAATGTATTATTATTTAAATAATTAACCACTATAACTGGTTGGTCTGTGGTTGTAGATCCCGCTGTTGCAACGACTACAGCTCTAGAATTAGATGTACCACCAGTTACAATTCCATTTGCAAAATTATTGATAGTAATATCAGCACCAGCAAACTGTGTTTCTAACTGAATTGTTTTTATATTATTATCATAATTTAATTCACAACCCAATACAATACTACCATCTTGAAAAGTATGTTTACCATGCCTTTCAATTTGTTTTTGTAATATTGTTTGTAACTGTGTTACTTCTCTTGCCTGAACTGCAAATCCTGGCCGAAAAAGAATACGATAATATGCATCATCTTGATTATAATCGTCATAATACGGATCAGAGTTAAAATTAGTTGTTAGTGCCATTTAAATTTTCCTAAAAATTAGAATTCAATAATCAACTTAATATCTTCAATTTGATCTGTTGCTCTTGAAATAGGAGATCTATTTTCTACATAGATAATATCTCCTGAGAATTTTTGTAAGTCTCCACCAGTTACGGCACCAGAACCATTCGCTGTAGCAGAAGCTCCAGAACCACCATTTCCTACTGTATTAGCGGCGATAACTTCTGTATTTGTGAAAGTACCAAATATTCCATCAAAACCAGCTGTTGTTGAATTACCTGCAGGTATGATATCTGTCATTCTTACAGTATTATTACCAGTAAAATCAACAACTCTTCCTGTGGCCCCTGAGGTTGCTCCAGTAACCAATTCATCAACTACAAAAGCTGTTCCGTTCCAAGAACTAACAACGACTGTTGTTGCTTGGTCAACTACAGTTGTGTTTGCAAAATCTCCATTTGAAAATTTAGGTTGTGCAAGAAGTCCAACCTTACGAAAATCGTTGTCTGTAGTAAAGTTGTTGGATTCTGAATATTCAAGTCTTTGATTGATAAGAATAAAAAATCCACCTAGTTCTTGTATTGCATCTGAACCATGACCACCTCTTGGCCCTATGATTGGAGTCAACACTGCAGTAGGACTTGGATTGTAACTGTTTGATTGTGAAGCGTTAGAAATAACTGTTATTGTTGCATTGGAATAATTATTTCCACCC